TGTCATTCGACAGCTCAGAACGAGATCGTTTGGCAGCGGTAGGGTTTGAGTGCACCGAGGAAGAACTGTCACAGTTCACGTTGCGATTGTGGGATTACGAGGTGCTGAAGGACTGGGATGGCTTTCGTGCGAGCCTTCCACAGTCGTGGCGCATGGCTGAGGCCTAGCGCCACGTTTTAGTTGTGGTGGAGAAATGTTTCACTCCGTGTTGTTTAATTAGAAGTCCCAGGCCTTGAGGAGGAAATGCCTCAGGGGAGATGGCGTAGGACATATGCAAACCAAGGGGACAATCCGCCCCCCTCTCCTTTGTCCGGGGTTCAGAAGGGAGAAACCCCAAGAAGCCAGGCTTATTCTTGACCCCTCGCTTGATGAGCGCAAGCAGGGCGCAGCCTGCCGGTCCAGTGGAAGGAGCTGGCCTGAGGTGAAGGCCGTATCGGACGCGGGTTTGCAACCGCGGAGGGTTAGCCGCCTTAATCGATACAGGAGTTCCCCCTCTCCCGCGCATCCCAAAGGGATGTGACCCCGGCACCCAAGCTGTAATGGCGTGGAGTGTTGGAAGGGGAACCAAAGAATGGTTACGATGTGTGCCAGCACTGCTTGACAAATCTGGCCGCACCTAGTAGAAGAGACAAGTTTTCCAAGCCCGCCGACCTCTCACGTTGACTATCAAACATCCATGGTAGCAGTTGATCCCATTCATGTCATGTCGGTCGTAGGTGGTTCTTGAGCCCACCTAATTGGAAGCACCAGGAGTTGATCGCCCTGGCTCGGCGCCGAACGGGGAAACCCGATAGTTTTGGCCGAGCACGTGCGGAGAACTTGTCTTGGGTGTGTGCATGTGTGGTCCACCCTACGATGAACATTTGGACACACAAATCGCTCTGTACATAGTTTCACAGTTTCACTCCGTCAGTCCATCGGAGTCGATGGCTCACGACGACCTGGTGAGGACTCAGGCCTGGTCAGTTCAGGTCTCCAGCGAGATACCAATCGCCATTATGTTTAAGATGTTGCGCAAAATTGGCGTCAAGAAGACGCTCAAGATGAAGAAGCGCGGGGGTGCCAAGCTTGTCGGAATCAAGCAGGGTGTCGGCGCCGTCACCAAGTCCGCCTTTCCCAAGCCTCAAGCGCGCCGCAAGGCAGCAGCTAAGAAGGTGAACTTGCGGCAGGTGTTGAACGCCATGAACCCAGCCCACCTGCCTCTGCCCCGTGCAGTCGGCGCGTACACTGTCGTGCGCACGACTGACATCTTCCAGGCTCCCAACAGGTTCAGTTTGTTTGGCACATTCAAGGGGCCAGCGAACGAATTCACTGAGACCACCTGGCTTAATCTTGTAGGGGTAAGCAGTGTTACTCCGACTTCGCCCATCAACAGCACAGGCAATGCCAATTTCCGCGCCAGTGCCGCGCTTGCAGACGCGGCGATCAACGGTGCAAAGATGGTCCCAGCGGCCATGACCGTTCAGATCATGAATCCTGACGCCCTACAAATGACAAGTGGCATTGTTTACATCGGGAGGGCCAAAACTGTCTTGGATCTCAGGGGTGACAGCCG